CCAGACAATAGAATGCCAGCCGTTGCTGACTACCAGTTCAAGTACCAAGTGAACGGGACCGACGTCGGTGAGTCTCGTCACCTCGAGCAGTGGACCGACGTGAACACGTATTACCATGCCCCGAACGGCTATTTCAGCAACACGAACGTCGCCGTGATCCCATTCTGTCTGGACACGACGTCATACCAGCCGACCGGAACGCTCAACTTTTCCCGGATCGACAAGTTTCAGATTGTAACCCCAGAAACGGTGCCCTTCACATCCATGGTGACTGGCAACTACCTGTACGCCGTCGGGTACAACGTCCTCGAGATCAAGGATGGAACGGCATCGCTGCTTTATTGGGACTAAAACCTCGGACTGTAATAGATATGACCGAATCGATCGCCGGCGCACAGCTGTTGGTCGAGGGTCCACAGGACGTCTGGCTCACGCTCGAGCCACAGATGTCCTTTTTTCGTTCATCGTACAAGCGACATGTATCATTTGCCATGTCGCTCGAACGTGTTCGGGTCGATCCAGGTGGACTGGTTCGCTTCGACGTCTCAAAGGGTGATTTGCTCGGCTACGTGTACATCACGGCACACGACCTCGCGACCGACGCCCTCGTCCCGACGCCAATCACATTCACGTCAATGTCGACGCGACTCGGCGAACAGATCATCGACAAGCGCGATCTCGTCTACATGAACACGATTCGCCCGACGCTCGAAGTCAAGAATGAGTCGCAGCGTCGCGCACCTGTTGGGTTTCAACCGCTCTGGCTGCCGTTCGAGGGGACGTATTTTCCGCTCGTGTCCATCCGGTACACTCAGCTCGACCTGTTGATCGAAGGGCTTTCGCCCGCCTACAACTACAAGGTGTGGTGCGAAGCCATTCACCTCCCGTACGAAGAGCGATCGTGGTTCGAGATGAACACGCACCGTTTGATGATCCAGCAGGTGCGCAAGACTGTGCCGCTTAACGGTGAACTGTGCCTGTCCGGCCCGATAAAGTACATTGCATGGCCGGCACCTGATTACGTACTCGCGACGATCCAGCAGTACAAACCGACACTCGCACCCCCCGTGCCCGTACCGGTCATCATCGATACCGCGAGCGCCAACACATTTTTCATCGCACAGACGTCACCGTATTACAATCTCGTCACGTTGGCGTATACGACGAGCACTCTGCCGGGCGGCGTATCGGTCGTGACCACGGGTGAAACCGGCATCACGCTCGCATTCGCACAGAATACCGATACGGCTCTTCAGAACATCGACGTTACGGTACAGTCTCCCTACGGACTTCGTTCGACCGTTCAGTTTCCGCTCGTCGTATCGCCGACAATCACTCGATATCTTTTCCAGAACTATCAGAACCAGGCGTACCTGGTCAACGGAGGTCTCAATCCCACGTTATTCGTGTCACGTGGTACGACGATCGTGTTTTATATGGATGCACTCGGGCAGCCGTTCAACATTCAGACCGTCAGTGGGGCGTACAGTGCCGGCGACGTGTACACGGACGGTGTGAGCTACCCTGCGACGGACGTGGGTACGATCGTGTGGCGGGTCCCAGCAAGTGCACCGAGTACGCTCTATTATGCGTCGACGTACAATTCACTCTTTGTCGGTACGATCTTTGTGGTCAACTGACGACGCTACTTCGATCAGACGCGCCGCGACATAAATCGACAGATCGAGCGCCTCCTCGAGAGCCTCCTTCACCCAGTCATAGCCAGAGTCTTCCTTGAGACCGTGGCCATACTGCGCGCGACCCTTTGCCATGCGTTCCTTGATCAGATCGAGGATCCGGTCATTCATCTCGGCCATTTGGGTCTACGACGCACAGCCGCTTTAAGAAAACACTCCAAGTCTCAGTAATGATATTCTGCGAAGGCCCATCAGACCCCTTGAACGGGCCGCACGTCAATGCAACCACAGAACAAAAGCAAGAGGCGATGCTCGAGGCGCGCGAGCGTGCCAACGCATGGGCGGAGCCGTTCGGTCCGATTGGCAAGTTTATCGCCGACCAGGCGATCGCCGAGATTGACGCATGTGAAGGCGCCGTGATCACCATCGACGCCGAGGGAAACTGGTCTGCCAGTACGAATTACAAACCGCTGGCCGGCAAAGACACGTGGAAGATTGACGGCATCGACGCACCGGTCTTTTACGCAAAGGCGTACGATTGGCCGCCGAACACGACCGCGATCGTCAACTCTGACGTGGGCGATAGGATCAATCACAAGATCAAAGTGATTCTGATATGCGTCGTCGTCGTGTGCATAGCACTCTACATGCTCCGTTGAAGAATAATCTCACGAGGTAATATGTGTTGGAGCGCAGAGGGGTCACTCAAAACCTATGCGTTTGCGATGACCCTGGCGGCTATTCATAAGTATAATGGGACGCTGAACCCAGTCATACTGCTTTATATGGTTGTGTTCGTGCAAATGCAGCTCGTGGAATATTTTCTATGGAAAAATCTGGCAATCCCTAGCGCAAATCAGTTATGGTCTGGTGTAGGCGTAGGTTTCTTAGTGTTGCAGCCATTAGTAACTGCTATGTTATTGCCGGTCGATATGCGAAATAAAGCATGGTTGATTACGCTCACCGGGACTGCTTTGTATTTATTGACAACAAAGGTTGATCTAACTACTACGATTGGTAGTAACGGTCATCTGAAGTGGAATTGGATTCCGTCGTTTACATCACCATGGACTGTCGCATGGCTCGTAATGCTACTCGTCCCACTGTGGATCACGGGACACCGCGGAGCAGCCCTATTTGGACTAGTCACTTATTTTATCAGTGCATACTTCAATGATAAGTATGGAACCGCCGGTTCGTATTGGTGTTGGATTGCAGTCGCGGCGTTTTTGATGGCATTCGTGAAGCTAAAGTAGGTTTTGTCTACACGGGTCGAGCCCAAACCACGGGATCGTCACTCACACACTCACAATGGAGATTCCCCTCATCACGCGCCCCGTCTTTCACCGCCGCGCAGTTGTCGCGCGTCCTCCCCCGACGCCGACAACTTCGTGTGAACCCGGGCCGCTCGTGCGTTCCCACCTCGGCCCGACAGTGGCTGAGCTGCGCGCCATGATTGACGACGGGCGCATCACGATCCGGTGTGTGACACCCGAGGGCAAGAAGCTGTACGACCTCGACCGCGACCGCCTCGGCATGAACCCCAACGCTCTGGCGCCCAAGCCCACCTTCAAGCCGATCGTGCTCGAGCCGGTACCCGAGGTGGAGGAGGACGAGCCCGTCAAGGTGGTCAAGAAGAAGCCGACTGCGCTCGAGAAGACGCTCAAGGGCCTCGAGGTGAAGAAGTTTATCCGGAAGCACTGAGCAGCAGCGCAGCAGCGTGTAATCATAGCCACCCTTTCTTCATTTCACACGTCCCCGTCTCAAAAGTAGGTTTTGTCTGCACCGATCCAACCTGAAACACACGGTCGTCACCTCACTTACACTCCGGCCAACCTCTACACTCACGCACGATGTTTGTCCTCGTTTCGATGCCTCAGAAGATGCAGTGGCGTGGGCAGAGCCTGAATGACGTGTTGGCGAGCATGGATGAGTGTGTGGTTGGTGTGTTCGCCACCAAGGATCTCGCAGTCCAAAACATCTCGGTATACGCTGGATCCTCACACTCGGGTAAGGCGGCGTTGATCTACGAGATGGTGCCCGTCGGGAACAAGCAGAAGCGCGTGAAGATCTACGAGGGTTCGTTTCCACTCTGTGCCCCGAAGACGAGCGATGACAAGCAGCCGTCGCTCGCATACTTGAATGGACATACCAAAATCCTGAACAAGCGCATCCAAAAGCTGGAGGAGAAGCTCGAGGCTAAGGGTGCCGAGTGCAATCGTTTGAAGATCGAGAATAGTGAAATGGCCATGTCGAACGACCTCACCAAAATCGTGAACAAGCACACCCAAAGGCTGGAGGAGAAGCTCGAGGCCAAGGGTGCTGAGTGCAACCGTTTGAAGGACGAGAACACTGAAATGCGTGCATTGATCAACCGCATGAAGATTCTCATCCAAGCCTAGGCGAGGATGAAAACTAGGAAGTGTCCGCACGGGCCAAACCCGCAACACCAGATCGTCACCTCGCTCACGACAACCAACCTCTACCAATGTCTCCCGAGCAGGCTGCTATGATCATCCAGGATGCGTGGCGCGCCTTCGTCGACGACCGCCGGCATCAGGCGTACGAGGAGCACATGGCGGATCTCAACGCCACTTACTATGCCCAGTGCTACACTCGCACCTATGCAGACTCATCCGATGACGAGTACTAACCCCAAAATTTCATATGACTAATTGCGGAAGTGCACGTGTATATGCACGTCGACCAAAAAATCTCACCGACTAAAACCAAAACATTTCCCGTACCCCCCGTAGCCCAGTGTGCTCTCCAACCATCCCCTTACCAATCAAGCGATAGCATGATCCGCGCGGAGCGTAAGGGGGAAAAACCGAAATCAGGTTTAGTAACCACGGGTCAAAGCAGCCCCCGATCGATCACACAAACCAAAGAATGCGTTTCCACCCGGAGTCCCCTTTCGGCAAGGCATGGGCGGCGCACTACGCGGCGAAGAATTTGGAGGGGTTGGCAGAGGAGGCGAAGCGGGCCGAGTATGACCGGTTTTGCACGGAATGGGATCGGAAGATGGCCCCCCACAAAATGTAATAGAAAGCACCCCTTACACGCGAGTACGCGTCCCCCACCCCCCGATATACATTCAAAATTCGCCGAAGTGCACATGCATATGCACATGCACTTACTTGAGCGTTGACCGTCCCCCGAACAAACGGGTGGGGCCCTAAACCTCGAATCTTCGAAACTTCAGATCTTTCGAAGTTTCGAACATCCGGCTTCATTCTAAAATCCCCCCAATTGCCACGTCATCACCCCGAAACCTAGGTTTTGTCACCACGGGTCGGGCGCGATCCACGTAGGCCGTACACTCACAGCCACGTCGACCATGGCCTTCGCTTGTCAGACCCTAAAGCCTTGGGACGAGGTTCACTCGGAGTTCACGAACGCCGCGGGGCTCAAGGTATGGCTCGAGCGCATATACGGCGACCCCGTCACGTACGACGACCTCAAGGAGATCAGGGCATGGATCGAGACGGCGAACCCGGGCGACACGGTCCACATCGGCGACGACTTCAGGCTGGTGGCACGCGAATTGGCCGACATCGAGATCCGGTACAAGCCAACCTAAATGACGTGTAACGAGCGACCATTACCCCGTCATTATCCGTTCCCACCCCCCACCCTCGAGGGCCGGATGCCCATCGGCGAGTCCCTCCCGCGATGCCACGTCAGCACGTGCCACGTCATCACCCGAAAATGCAAAAACCCCAGGCGGATTATTTTCTGAGATGTATTATGAGAAGATAAAGAAACCCTATTTCGTCCGGTACAGGTGCCACGTCATCATTAAGCCGGTACAGGTGCCACGTCATCACTAAAAGTCCGCCCGGTCCCTGGGGCCCTAGGCACCGGGCGGGAAAAATCATCGGGCTTTGCCCGACGACCGCGTAGCGGTCGCC